TCACAATCCTGTACGATAGTCACAATAAACATCTTCTTTGTTTGCGCGACCAATGAATCTAGCGCGGCTGGTAAAGTCTCCCGCGCTTTGTAAGTAGGTATGATAATATCGACCATATTTACTCCTTATGGATTGGCGCGCCTATCAACTAATTCAAGAATCAGTAGTACAACGCCAACCAGTAAAATTGTAATAATAATTTCTAAAGGTGTCACATTTCTCACTTACTTTCTATCTGCATAGCTATAATAGTAACGATAAATATCTGAAAAAATTCCTTTCACATTATTTGCATTTTCAAGATTACTAAGTTCTTGCTCAATATCAATGTTTGCTTTCTTTGTTCTCTTAACTTTTTTGATAGCTTTAAACTTCCACTTAATCCAAAGATAATCAATCAAAGAGCAATTTACATAGAGCTTTAATCCGATCGTATCTCTGATAATAGATGCAATATGAATCGCCGCCCAATGACGTGAATCTTTTCTATTAAAATTAAATAGATACATTTCCTTATCTTCTTTAGCAAGCGTATAGAAGTTTGATGATAGCGCGAACGCTAAACCATCCATCTTTCTTTCTAAATCTTCCATTATATATAAATTCTCCTTTTGCTTTTATGAATTTATTATACCACATTTTCATAAAAGTTTCAAATTTTTGGACTGGGAGCTAGATTTTTTTACTTATAAATAGAGATATGGTATATATCCCAAATTTGAGAAAAAGGAGGAATGAGAAATGTCCAATAAGGTTTATGACGTTTTGAAGTATATTGCACAGATCGTTTTACCAGCAATCGGTACTCTTTATTTTGCTCTTGCTGGGATTTGGGGACTTCCTTGTGGCGAACAGGTAGTTGGAACCATTACAGCTGTTGATGCTTTCCTTGGTGCAATTCTTCGTATTACTACAGTTAAATACAATAAAAGTTTGGAAGTGGAGGAAGAATAATGGCTATTACAAATAAACAGCTTGTTGCGTATGCTGAAGGTCAGCTTGGTCGTCCTTACTGGTATGGAACATTCGGCCAAACCGCTTCTCCACAGCTCCTAAAGGAGAAGAAGAAGCAGTATCCGGATTACTACAACCAGAGCAAGTATAAAGTTAAATTTACTGACCAGTATGGTCAGAGAGTCCATGACTGCGTAGGTCTTATCAAAGGCGCAGTATGGTCAAATGGAGATCCTAATGCAACTCCGAAGTATAATTCTACACAGGACGTAAGTGCAAATGGACTGATTGGTAAATGCGTGGAAACCGGAAGCATTAAAGCGATCCCAGATGTAAAGGGGTTGATTGTTTGGAAAGACCACCATGTTGGCGTTTACGTTGGCGGTGGCTGGGTTATCGAGGCTCGCGGCCATGACTATGGTGTTGTAAAGACCAGAGTTGATGAAAGACCGTGGGTAAGTTGGGGAAGACTTCCTTCTGACTTCGTTAAGTATGAAGCAGAACCGGCTCCTCAGCCAGCTCCAGCTCCGGCACCTACACCGGCTCCAACACCGGCATTTAAGCCTTACGAAGTTAAGATTACCGCGGAAGCGTTGAATTACCGCGCAGGCCCGGGCCTCAACTACAAGGTAAATGGTATCATCCAGGATAAGGGCGGCATCTACACTATTGTTGATGAAGCGAAGGATGATCGTAATCAGACATGGGGTAAGCTCAAGTCTGGAGTAGGCTGGATTAGCCTCAAGTACACTAAAAAACTATAATTTGAATTTTCTAAAATTTTGAGGTACGCGCGCACGCGCGTATCTTTTTTTATAGGTATTATATAGGAGAAAATTTGAATTTCGCGCAGAAATGTGATATACTATAAGTAGAAAGTAGGGAGAAATAGACATGAGAGTAATTACACAAAAGGATATACAAGAAATAAATAAGCTATATGCAGAGCTTCGCACATATGCGGCAGTCGCTAGAAAGACTGGTTTTAGCCCTGCAACAGTTAAGAAATATGTAATAAAAGACTATGTACCTGTAAACGAAGAAGATATTAAAAGATTTGATAGACCGCTTCCAGATTTTGATCCTTCTATCTTTAGAGTTGATGACTGGGGCGCTCTGTGTGTACTAACAGATGAAGAAGTAAACGAGATAAAAGAATTATGGAAGGAGATTGAAGTCTAATGGAAAAGTATTTTAGTCTGGATACAAGTCCGGTCTACACAAATAAATACATTATCCGAATGAATATCGACAAAGATCTCTTCCCAAAAGGAACTACTGGCTCATATGTCGTATTCATTTCAAGACTTCTTAATCTATCTTATGCCGAATATTTGAGATACGCGCGTGATAGACTGGGCGCAGAACTCGTTGGCAAGAAAACCAAGTATGTTACACCATACTTTGATAGAAATGAAGTTACTCTTGAGTTTATGAAGCTCTTAAATAAGAGAATGGAATATGTTATAAACGAGCGCAAGTTCCCTTATAATTATAAGGAGGAAGATGGAGAGATAACACGTATTCCATTCCAAAGAGATGAAGATAACAGTTGAGTTACTAAAGAAGTATGGAGCAGATCCATCATTCATAGGTTATATGGATACGAATGGATTAGAGGGCGCGGACCTCATAGAAATCCTTGATAGAGAGGATGCGCCAATAGAATTTTTATACTTCTTGCGTAAATACTTAAAATTTGACGAAAATGAAAATTTAAAGTATAATATTAGATGTAAGATTGATGATAGCTCAACAAACATCTGGCAAAGCCAGGGCGTTGAGGAAAGTTCAAATCTTATGAAGTCCTTCTTTGTGAAAGGCAGTTCTAATGTAAGAAACTCTACTGGTGTTACCGATAGTAGTTTTGTATTTAGAAGCAACGGCATCGTTAATTCTAATGAGGTCGCGCGCAGCAAAGAAGTTAAGGACTCAGATATTGTACTTGATAGTGAGTACGTTTCGACCTCAGAAAGAGTCACACGCAGTAGTCAAATAGACTGGTGTGAGAATGTGTTTCTTTCTGAAAATCTGAAAGACTGCAAATTCATTTACCAGTCAAAAAACCTCGTAGATAGTTATTTCTGCGGCTTTATGGAAAATTCAAGTCATTGTCTTTTCTGTAGTGGTGAGTCTGGAAAAGAGTATTGCATCTTTGATGAAGAGGTTGATCCGCAGACTTTTAGCGAAGTAGTAGAAGCTCTGCGCGAGATCCTCGATGCAGAACAGTCAGAAATGATAGAAGTCTATGACGGTAAGTTTACCGCAGAAGAACGCTATGGTTTCTCACCGAGATTTGATAGCATATTTAATGGACTTTCAAAAGAGTTTTATGGCTGGGTTGGAACAGTTCCAAATTTCACAGAAGATAAATTTTTAGCTTTATTCTTCAACGATCGTGAAAATTTGAAAAAAAGTTAAATTTTCGGTATAATATTTATATAAAGTGGTTGAGAAAAGAAAGCCACAAAATTGTAGAGTTATTGAATGAGGTTTCTACTTAGTAGTACCTCACAAGATACGGTCGGTTTCGGGCCGTTAGATAAACCTGGTAACAGGGATAAAGGTAGTTGCGGCGGCGACTATCGACATTTAAACCTTCGGGTTTAAGTGCTCATCGGAAAACCAATATCGCTTTAGCAAGCACTCCTAAACCGAAAGGGCGATTGCCTGTAGGCATGGGCTTGCTGCCATCCAGTCCTAGGTGGACGGACTAGAAATAGTAGATTAAGCGAATTGATCTGTGATGCGAGTTCCGCAAGAACAAGTGTTGCTTTTAAGAAATATAATAGTCTAAGCTGAAAAGCCGGTTATTATATGGATAGCAAGTACCTAGCAAGGAAAGCATAGTGGCGGTTTGTGGACCCTACTCAAAAGGTAGGGAGCAAAAACCGAGACCCCGTCGCTAAGCAAAAAAAGACAATGTTGGTTCGAATCCAACCTCTCCCACCACATGGGAGAGTGGCCGATTGGAAAGGCAGCGATTTTTGGCATCGTCGTTAATGTTAAAAAGCAAAAGTGTCTCGGACAACGACTTTTAAAATTGGCTTGTCCATCTGAAATACGGTGGTGCGCGGAACTCGCAAGGTGAAGCGTGATGACAGTACAACTACATACGACTCTAATAGGCTGCAACCTATGAAGCCCGCAAGGCAGAACGTGTGGAAAGGAAACTTACGAAGGTCGTTGTAAGTGTTTGTAGATTTTCTCAAAATCTATGCCAATGCTATCTACTTCTTAACAGGGAGTGTGAGCTCTATCGTCCTAACGGTAGTAATGGTAGTATAGTAACCGAAGTTCTCAGGTTTCTAATCTTTTCTAACTTATGACACGGCCATGTCATAGGTATGTCCGCCAATACAGATGCGTCCACGTCGCGCGGATGGATAACTCCAGAGTCTGTATCAACTCTTTACTTATTGTTTGGAGTCTATAAAGGTTTTGGTTATTGTACCAGGTTAAACAATGACCAGATACTATTTAAGGAGAAATAAGATGAAACAGTTCGAAATGAACAACGTAGATGTCCATGAATTTGTCAAGGCGCTGGATAATTGTAAGGGAGAGGTATATCTCATTACAGAAGAAGGTGACAGATTTAATCTACGCTCGAAGCTCAGTCAGCTTACAGGTATCATGCCGCTTATTTGGGGCGGGAAGATCGTAAATGCTAAAATTTATTGCTCCGATTTAGATGATGAAGCGATGCTCTTCAGACTTAACCTTTTTGGTTCTGGTGAAGATGGCGCGGATGCCATCTAAGGTAACGATAGAGGACTAGAGTTTCGAGGGAGCAAAGAAAGGCTCCCTTTTTTATATTTGGCCCCATAGTCAAACTGGATTGGCAACGCTCTTCTAAAGCGTACAAATGCGGGTTCGAGCCCTGCTGGGGTCACCACAAATACGGAAGGAAGTAAAAGGAAATGTTTCATAGTGCGACTTATGGAAATTTGAGGTTGGATCAAATTCCAGGAAAAATTAAAGACTATTTTGATAGAATGAAAGTATATGATGTACCACTTCAGATTACAGTTGGTACAGACTCACAGAACTTTGACAAGACAAAAATTGTATCAGTAATTGCGGTTATTTGCGCCGGACATGGTGGTATCTACTTTTATGAGACCTCATACATCAAAAGAATTGATGACGTCCGCGCCAAGTTAACAGAGGAAACTCAGCGCAGCTTGGAGTTGACAAACCATCTTGTTGAAATGCTAGAGCAAGATGAATATGAAGAGTTGAGAAACAGCTGTTGCATCTCAATTCACGTTGACGCTGGCTGGAGTGAGAAGGGTAAGACAAAAGAGTTAATCCCTATGCTCGTTGGTTGGATCAATGCTTGTGGATATGAGTGTGAGGTTAAGCCAGAAGCTTTTGTTTCTAGTTGTATTGCTGATAGAATTAGTAAGTAGAAATTTGAAAATTTAATCACTTTTATATATAATATATGTATAAAAGTGAGATATGCTCCCGTAAGCCAACTGAAAGACTACTCGGCTACGAACCGAATTGTTGTGGGTTTGAGTCCCGCCGGGAGTACCAAATATGCCTCGGTAGTTCAGCCTGGTAAGAACGTTCGGCTCATACCCGCTTCGTCAATGGTTCAAATCCATTCCGAGGTACCAATGGGTCCATGGTGTAATGGTAGCACGACAGTCTCCAAAACTGTTTGTCAGGGTTCAAGTCCTTGCGGGCCCGCCACTTGAAAGGAGAATTTCTATGAAGCACAACACAATTAAAAAGAGAAAAATCAGCCGTGACTGTTGGGATCTTGATTATGCTTTCTTTCGATGGCTTGGGGAAAGACTTCCCGTATACCTGAAGGAAGCCGGAAAGATAATTGACCTTGAGTTTCGTAAGTTTGAGTTTCGAGGTAAGGAATATACCCAAAAGGAACTTATCGAAAGAATGATTTATCTCATTCGCGCTTCAGACAAAAATGAAATCAATGACCTTGATTGGGATAAGTGGAAAGAAGTTCTTGAGATTTGGGCTGTTGTTGCACCGGCGATGTGGTGGTAATCATTAACTTTTATGAGGTCCGCGCCAAGTAAGCAAAAAAGAAAAGTTGAAAAATTCTTAAAATAGGTATATAATATATACATAAAGAAGTGAGAAATGCCGGACTGGTGGAATGGCAGACACGCTTGACTTAGGATCAAGTGTCGGAAGGCGTAAGGGTTCAAGTCCCTTGTCCGGTACCATGAGGAATCGTTCAATGGTAGGACCTTGGCCTCTGGAACCAAGTATGTAGGTTCAAATCCTACTTCCTCAACCACCTATAAATTAGGTATTGATAATTGAATAATGGTGGGGAAATTTAGCCGGCGCTAAACCTAGTCTTGAAAACTAGTGGTACCAGGGATGGTATGGGGATCGACACCTCTCCTCATCGCCAATAGTGAATGTTTGCGGAGGCGTGTATCGCTGAGAATAGAAAGATTCAACACTATAAAAAGAAACCGATCCAATGCAGTCGTGGAGTAAAGGTATCTCAAAAGCCTGCTAAGCTTTCCTACCTGTAAAGGTAGTGCACGTTCGAGTCGTGTCGGCTGCGCCAAGCGCATTGGGCCTGCGGGTCCACCCACGCTATATCTGCGCTTTATAAATTGAACAAGCGGAACTCCAGGGGATATACCTCTGCCTGTGAGGGTTGGGCCTCACGCAAATGTCGCATTGGTGTAATGGTAGCACACCTGGCTTCCAACCAGATAATGTGGGTTCAATTCCCATATGCGGCTCCAGCATATGGAGAGGTAGACCGTAATTGGTAGCGGGCCTGGCTGTAGACCAGGTGCTTTGGCTCTGGGGGTTCAAGTCCCTCTCTCTTCACCAAACGTGACCAACACGATAATGGCGAGTGGCTCTTGAAAATAAGCCCCTCTTTTACAAGTAGAGGATTAAAGAACTTGTGATATGGGTTGGTAGCTCAGAGGCAGAGCGCGCGGCTGTTAACCGTGAGGTCGAGATATCGTAATTCTCCCTTCCCGCCAGTTCCCGCCTATTCGGGGAACATAAAGATGCGAGGGTAGTTTGGCAACGCTAGAGAGATGCAAGTCTATATGCTCGAGAATGTAGGCGACCTTTGTACAAAGTCTGTTACTAGACAGCAATATAAATGACAATAAACGGGTTGCGCGGAATACCATCGCGCCTGTCTAGTAACATAAATGTCCGTATAGCTCAGCTGGGATGAGCGACTGCCTTACAAGCAGTAGGTCCTAGGTTCGAACCCTAGTGCGGGCACCAGAGGGCAGAAGGTAACTTTGTCCATAACAAAAGTGGGAGTCATGACCTACATATGTTCCCGTGGGGTTTCCTGGTTTACACGTTAAATTGAAACCAGGACGCGTGGGGTTGTTGGTGTGGCGGCCAGCACGGCAGTTTGTGGCACTGCAAGAAAGAGTTCAACTCTCTTACAACCCCCCACTTATATATAGGAGTGTAGCTCAGTCGGTCTAGAGCGTGCGTCTGATAAGCGCAAGGTCGTGAGTTCGATTCTCACCATTCCTACCACCTAAAATGCCGAGGCGCGAGCATCTGGAGAGTCTTCAGTTGAAATTGTGGGTTCAAAGAGACGCCAACCCTCATATATGGGGATATAGCTCAGTTTGGGAGAGCATCTGCCCTGCAAGCAGAGGGTCGTGGGTTCGAGTCCCATTATCTCCACCAATAGCATCCAGTCGGTACCTATCGTAACGGCCAATTCCACAAATTCAAAATATTCTAGATTTAGAATCGGCTGGCTCTGCTTTTCCATACAATAAAAAAGTATGATCTAAGAATAAAGTACCAACTTTTATAAAGAAAGGACAACAACATGGACGCAAGAGAATTTCTTGAAGCAATTATTAAAAATATGCCCTCTAGGGGACTTGATAATGTTGACGTTTACATAGACGAAGAAACCGAAGAGGATCCTATTTGTTATGAAATAGTAAGTATTTCAAATAATGGTTCTAATGATGCCTTATACATCACAATCAAAAAGTATGGTCTATGAGCAAGTGCCCGAGTGGTCTAAGGGGGTAAGTTGCAACCTTATTATTCGACAGTTCGAATCTGTCCTTGCTCTCCACATTAAAAATTTGAAATTTTCTTAAAATACATATATAATATATATGTAAAATGAAAGGGGAAAACAAATGAAGACTGTAAAGTTAGAAAACGGAATGGTTATCAACGTAGTTTACCCCGAAGAGGTAAATTCAGTTCTGTCCGATGAAGATAGAGAGATGGACATTAGAGTGCGCGAAGCGGTTCGCGCCGCCATTGAGAGAACAAAATTTTTAGAAAGTTTGAGGAAAGGTTAAAATGAAACGAAAGTCAAAAGTACGAAAACGAAATATGTGCCTGTAGTTTAAATGGTAAAACAGCGGACTTTTAATCCGTAAGAGCGTGGGTTCGAATCCCATCAGGCGCACCACTTATGGGTTTATAGTTCAGCGGTAGAATACATGACTCTTAATCATGCAGACCTGGGTTCAAATCCCAGTAAGCCCACCAATTAAATGGCCCGATCGCATAGTGGTCGATTGCGCTTGCCTTGTAAGCAAGAATTACCCTCGGTTCGAATCCGAGTCGGGCCTCCACTAAATGCGGGATTAACTCAGAGGTAGAGTGTCACCT